CATATTCATTAGATGGTGAAAAATTAAGGTATATTGCTAAAATTAAGAATAATCAACACCATCCAGATATTGTTGAACAAGTTATGGATGATTTAGTTGCTCCTAGTATTCAAGGTGGATACAAAGATATAAAGATTATAAAAGATAGTGGGCATGTGGATAGTGCTATTGTTGAGGGATTACATATCCCTTTATTAGCTTTAGTTAATAAACATGCTAGAGGAGTAAGTGGAGCAACTATCGAGAGTGCTGTTGCTGAAAGGTTTGAATTGGAACATGGTAACCAAGAGGTGAATCAAATGGAAGAAAAAGATGTTTTTGCTAAACAAATAGCAGAGAAAGATAAGGCTTTAATTGATTCTCAGAAAAAGATTAAAGAAGCTGAGGATAAACTTAAAGACCAAGATGGTAAGTTAAAGAAAATGGAAGATGAGAAAGCAAAGGTAGATGAAGAGACAAAGAAAGAGAAATCAAAAGAACATGAAGCTTTAGTTGATAAGATATGTGAGATGAATAGTGACTTGAAGAAAGAGGATTTAGTGGAAAAGAGTGATTCAGAACTAAAGATAATTGAGGGTTATGAACAGAAGACAATTGAAGAGTCTAATAGTAACCCAGATGGTTCAGGTGTTGTTAATGATATTAATGATACTGCTAAAAAGTTAAAAGAAGACGATTCTAACATCTTAGATTTACAGGAGATGAATAGACATGGTGATTTGACTATGACTGAAGAAGCATATAATAAATTTAACGAGGACATCAGAAAGAGAGTCCTTGGTGATGAGTGAGGTGAAAACATATGGCTCAAGTAAATTTTTTATTGTCTGATGCTGGTGATACAATGACTGGTGTTAATGGCAATACAACTACAGCTATAACTGCTGGGGATATTTTATATGCCTCTGGAAGTACAGCTGTTAAGTTAGGTACTACAGTACCAGGTGGTTTGGATTATAACGACATTGAAGTAGAATCAGTAAAGTTCGCAACAGCTACAACTCAAGGAGCTTCAGCTGTTGGCATAGCAGAAGAAGATGCAGCTGCAGGTAGTCAAATTGTGTTTAGGGGTAAAGGAGTATATTTTAGCCCTGTAATAGCAACAACTTGCCCATTAAGAGCAGGTGCACCAGTTAGAGCTGCTGAAGGAGAAACTACATCAGGAGTACAGAGAAGTGGAACAACAACAAGGTCAGTTGCAGACATCAAATTAACATGCGGAGTTGCATTAACAGGTAGTGCTGTTGATAGTGATTACATCGTATGGATGGCTAACTTTGCTGCGAGGAAATGAGGTGAAAAAGAATGGCACAAAATAATACAATATTAACAACAGATAATAAGGACAGAACCTCAACAACTGCAGGTAGTTCAACTGGAAGTTATTTGATTCCTAAACTACTTTATAGTCAATTACTTAAAGCAGTTAGGAAGAAGATGATTTTTAGAGCACTTTCAGCTAAGATGTTAGGTCCCAAAGATTGTCCAGGTTCTAGCTTAGATTTTACTGAACAAGAACCAGAATCAATGAGTGTATATAGAGTTGGTGCTGGTGCAGAGATAGGTCTAGATGCTGAGAAATATAGTGGATTCAACATGAAGCCAATTAAATATGGTGTTAGGATTAAAATACCAAAAGAATTGGAAGAAGACTCCATGTGGGGAGTTATGAGTTTGAATGTTGATACTGCTGGATATGAGTTGGCAGACAATGAAGAATCTCTGATAATAGCTGAGCTTAATACAGGTTCAGGAGAAACTGGTGGAACACAGATAGCAAATAGTAACGCAACATTACCACCATCTGATATAACCGAAGCAATGCAAGGTATATGGGATGAGAAGTATACACCAACAGATATACTTGTTGGAGTAGAAGTTGCTAAAGACATAATGGACACAGACACATTCCAAGAAGCGAATAAATCTGGTGTTAATGACCCAAGCAAAGGACTTATTGCACAAATCTTTAATATGAAGGTTTGGGTAAGCAATAATATATCCGCTAAATATGCTTATGTTATTGATAGAAGGTTTGCATTCCTTGGATTGGAGAAGAGACCAGTAACAGTTGAGAGATACTTTGACGCAGCTAGAGATTCTAGGTTTGCAGTAGCAACACAAAGGATTGTATTTAGGTATTGGAGACCAGGTGCAATTGCAAGAATAGTTACAACATAAATATTTTTATTTTTTTCTTTTTTGTTGTAAAACAATGAGGTGAAATTATATGGTTTTAGCTAAACAAGGTTTAAGGAAAGGATTGATTGTAGGATATCAAGGTAATACTCAGTTAAAAGCTGGAATAGCAAGTACAATTGCCACAGCAGTTGCTTATAGTGATAGTGGAGCAATAGCAGATGCAGATACAGTTATAACAGTAACTGGTGGTAAAGCAATGACATTGGCTCAACCAGAAGCAGGAAGATTGTTGATAATAAGACAACTAAGTTCTGGTGAGAATACAGTAACTTGCACAGTAGGTACATTAGACCAAACTAATACTGTAGCAACATTTAACGCAGCTGATGAGACATTAATATTATTAGGTGTTTCATCTAATAGATGGTTGATACTTGCTAATATTGGTTCAGTTGCATTAAGTTAGAGGTGAAACAAATGGCAGGATTAAACTCAAGGATTAAATCCAGTGCTGTAAGTGTTGGGACAACAGCAGTTGCACTCCCAACAACTGCTCTAGCTGGAAGAAAATCAATGGTGATTAAGAATAATGGAGCAGCTATAGTTTATTTAGGACATTCAGGTGTTTCAATTTCTAATGGTTACCCTTTAGCAGCTGGTGCTGAAGTGGGATTAGATATTGAACAGAATCTAATAATATATGGACGTATAGCATCAGGAACTGTGGATGTTAGATTATTAGAGGGTGTTTAAGATGAGTATGATAGGAAGTGGAATGATAACTCCATTAGGTGGAGCTAGGGTAGTGCAACTTAGTGACTCTAATGGTGTTGATTCTTTACAGGTTAAGGACTCTGATGGATTTGTAGTATTTAAAGTAGATTCTAAAGGTATTATATATACTAAAGCTAGTAAGGTGATGAGAATATGAAAAAAGCTATAATATTGTCAATTATATTAATGTTGATATTATCATTTATATTTGTTAGTTCAACAGTTGTTGAAGAAGATACACCAACTAGTATTACTTTGCTATCTTTAGTAGCTGAGCGATATGTTGTAGACAGTAGTAATGAGGCAGGAGACTCACATCCATCTCATTCTTTAGGTAATTTGACTGATGGTAATTACACAACTTATGCTAAGACTACAAATAACCAAACTTACTATTACATAAACTTTACTAAAATAAATGATAGTACTAGTCTGACTCAAGTACAAATAAAATATAACACATCATCTGGTGAATTTATAAGTAACTATACATTAAGTGATTATGATTTATGTTTTGAAGGAACTGATAAGAGTATAGCATTTAGGTTATCATCTAACTATACACAAAATAAATCAAATGAAGTGACAAATGAAACATTAAGTCCACTTAGAATGTATGTGTCTAATGAATCAATAACTCTATTGAATAATTCAGCAGTATCATTTGGGTTTAAACATTTATTAGTAGTTCCACCTGTGTTTTATAATCAATCTGATGGTGAACAATTAGCAGCAACTAATTACACAATTGATTATACATTAGGAACAGCAACATTATCAGAACCAAGATGGAATAATACTCAAATAGGGGTAAATTATACATACACATTATCAATATCTTTGGCAAGTCCTAAAGTTATTATTTATGATGTGATGAATCAATCAGACCCTTATACTGAGTTAGTGGCAAGTAATTATACAATTGATTATCAAACTGGCAATTTTACTTTGCATGAATTGACTTTTGGTAATGCAACATTAGCAGTAAATTATACTTACCATACAGATGCAATACCCCAAAATTCAAGAGATTGTTATAATGGAAGTGCATGGATTAATATGGGAACAGATATTGGACAACCAGAGATATTTGATTTAAGAGTATTTTGGTATATTGATAGTTTAGTTACTAATATGAGTGTCATATATTTATCACCAGATAAATATAGTATTCAAAATACAAGTAATGTATTATTTAATATGACTATTGTTGATTATGTAGCTGATGCAAACCATACACACTGGAATTGTAGTTTGTATAATAGGTCTAGTAGGGCATTAGATTATTCAGTGAATGCTGCTGTTAATGATTGGGTTGTTACAAATGGTAGTTACTTTAATCAATCTTTAACATTTACTGATGGAGATAGGATATGGTGGTATATTGCTTGTGAAGATGAGTATAGTAGGCAAATATTTAATACATCAGAAAGAATATTTGATGTTGACTTAAATTACCAAACATTAGATGTATATTTTAATTTGAATATAACTGGATATAATTTATATGTAGGTGGTTGTATTAAATATAATTGTTCACAACCAGATGGTTGTATAACTATTGGAGAGTGTATATAAAATGACTAAAGCACCAAAAGGAAAATCATTATTGGTTAA